TCTATCTCATAGAAGAAGTTATCAGTGTCTTCTGTTCGCCACTGTTGTGTATCTTCTACGTTCCAATAGTTAGTTTGAACCTTCCAATCAGGTATTTGATCCTTTACCGTAAACGACGGTATATCCCAAATTAATCTGTTGTTAGGTTGTGCTGCGTAGTTGCCATCATTTAATGCAAGTACGTGAGCGCACTTATGCTCGTGCGGTATCTCTGAATGATCAGTGTCTAGTATATTAGGCTCTGGGTGAGCAAAGTCAACAGTAAATAAATATCTACCCCAATGCCATTTCTTATCTTTACCTATGTACTTACCTGATTGTGCTTCTAAAATATCCCAAGTAGTAACAGCAGGGTAATAAGAAAAACAATTCCACAATTGAAGTTCATCAAGTCTCTTGGATGGAACAGCTTCCGGTTGAAAACCACGTTGAATAAAAGCCGATATGGGTAAACGATAAAAGACAGCACCGTTCTCCATGATGGCATGGAAAAGGAGTGCCCTCCCTGTAATCGCTGTGACACCGAAGATAATACAGTCTTCAACTTCGCCTTTATGTTTTTTAAGATCATATAAATACTCCCTTTTTATTTGGGCGTATTCTACAGGAATATTTGCATTTAAGTAAGCCATAATTTATCATTTTATTTGGCCCCAATTAGGACCAGATTCGTAGTCTACTTTGTTTGGTACTTCTAAGTCAACAGCAGATTCCATAATCTCTTTTATTTTATCTTCGTTGTTATTCACAGATATATCAAGTTCATCATGCACTTGTATATGCGGTATGATACCTTCTTTGTACAAATCAACCATGGCTTTCTTTGTCATGTCAGCTGCCGACCCCTGTATTAATTTATTTAATGCTTTATATGTAAATGCTCTTTTGATCCCTGGTCCGTGTTCCGCGAGCGCTTCTTCGTGTGGCAATGCTTTATGTATCCCAAACTGATTAGGCTCCCATAAATTAAATCTACATCTACGACCAAGTAAAGTTCTAACACGACCTTTGTCCTGGGCTCTACGCATAACACTATCCATTAACATTTTTACAAAAGGGACTTTGTCATGGTAAGTTCTAAACAAATCATTGGCATCTTCTTTTGATACACCTAGCTCTGCTTGTAGTTTATTTTTACCCATACCATAAAACAAACCAAGATTAATTGTTTTTGCTTGTGATCTTGGTATGCTTGCCATTTCAGCTACAATCTGGTGAAAGTCTGCCTCACCTTCATTGTATGCATCTAATACTTCGTCAACACCATAGAGTCCATCAAGACATGCATAGTGTGTAACAAGACGTGGTTCTTGCTGTGAATAATCAAAACAACCCCACTGACAACCTTCTTCAGGTATAAATAAACTTCTGATCCGTGGTCCAAGTTCTTTGTTCCTTGCTGGTATCTGCTGTAAGTTTGGATTGTTGTAACTAAATCTACCAGTCACAGTTCCACCACTATCTGATCTAATTTGATTTATCTCTGCATGTATTCTACCTTTATGTTGATGCTTTAGTATGGTATCTATAAATGTAGTATGAGATTTATTTATTTCCCTAGCACGAGATATCAACTTAACCAAGGGATGCGGATGATTCTGCAGAAAGTTCTTGGTAAATGATGGAGAATTTGTTTTGGCAGTCCGGTCAAAAGGTAGGCGAAGCTTTTCAAAAACTTGCGCTATCGATCGAGCAGCCCATATTTGGATATCTACTGATGTTTCTTTTTTTATTTTTTGTAAGCATTCTTTTTCTTCTGTTAATAATTTGTGTTTTAATTGATTCGCTGCTTCAACGTCTACTCGCACTCCTAAAAATCGCATATCGACAAGGCAGGGAAAAAGTTCGGTCTCTAATTTAAATATATCTTCAACGTCCTCTGACAACATTTGTTTTTTCATTTCTTGCCATAGCTTAAAAGTTAGTTGAGCATCTTGTTCTGCATACTCACCTACATACATTGCAGGTAGTTTATACATCTCTGACTTAGCATCTATACCCCATAGATCTGCAGTTTCTTTTAAAACAGTTTCATTTTTACCTATTCCAATGTAATCCCGACCCATACTGCCTAAATCGTATCTAAAGCGATTCTCGTCTACGAGAGAGCCAGCAATCATGGTATCTACGATGGTACCATTGATTTTAAGACCTGCAGCTTTAATAAAGCATACATCGTACATAGCGTTGTGAAATATTTTGATAGCGTCTGTATTTAATACATCTTGAAACCACTTTAGAACCATTCTAAAGTCCATGTTACCACCACCTTCATGTGCTATCGGGTAGTATCCAGACCAACCCTCAACAGCAACAGCTATACCCACTATCTTACTTCTGCCTACAACAGAGCCAGAGCCAATAGTTTTTAAGTCAGGATCTTTTGTTTCTAAGTCTATTGCTATCTCATCGTGATTAGATAAATCAGGAAATTCTTGGGGTGGCAACCATTCTGTTTGTGGTTTAAATATCGGTTTCACTATAATCCCTCTCCATTATCATTTCTATAAAATGTATTGCTTTCAATAAATCTTGTTTCTTCCCTTTGTCTCTATGTCTTATTATGTATTTTATAGCACAACCTTCAGGATATAACAACTCATTCTCAACAACGAACTTGCTGGGTTGAATTTTATATTTCTGATAGTGTGATCCTCCGTGCTGCTTATCCCATACTTTAGATGTCATACGCTTTACTCCTTTTTGGTTCCATTATAAATAAATTTTTTTCTGTTCTAGTGCATGCAACATAAAACAATCTATGTGTGTCGTCTGGATTTTCTAAATAATCTTCATACGCTTTTCCTGATAATTCTGTGTGCACCACTACATTTTCTCTTTCATTACCTTTTACTCCATGTATTGTAGAAATACTTATTCTTGGATTTTTAGATAAATCCTCACCTGCCTCAATTAATTTTACTATCTTTCTTATGTCTGAGTTTCCTAATTCATCTAAAGCCTCTTTCCAACCTGCTTCTGTTTTTAAACCGTAATTGTTTTTTAAAGTATCTATGTCATAAAACTTATCTTTTGCCATGGCTTTAAATAATTTTTTGTCCCAGTTTTTATTCATTTTATGAAATATTTTTTTACAATCATTGTAGTGCATGGGTATACCTGTTCTTAATTTATCCCAGTTTTGAATTATTTCGTATATATTTTTAACTCTTGGTGTTGCGTTTCTTCTTTGCCAATATAATCCTTTTTCATCTAATACATCACCAATGTCATTTAACATGTAATTTGCTGTTGCTAGCACCAACCATTTACCTTCTGTAAAATCTATCTCGTGTAAAGTTTGACAATGTTTTACAAATCCATCTTCTTCTTTTGGGTAATATTCTTTATCAACTCTGTTTGTAACTCTTTTAATAATTCTGTCTGCAACTTTAAAAGGTTCTTTTGGAACCCTATGTGATTGTTTTAATATTCTTCTTTTACCCTTTAAATTTATAAAGGTGTCAACATCAGCGCCATTCCATTTATATATACCTTGATCGTCATCTCCTGTAACAATTCGGTATTCAGATCGTTCTTCTATTTTATTAAATAGTTTCCATTGCATACCACTACAATCTTGTGCTTCATCTAAAAACACAACTTTAAACTCAGGTGGAACAAATTCTATTTTTCTGTTTGTTTCTTTATCAAAGTATCCATTTACATACCTCTCTAACATGTCATCAAAGTCTACCATACCTTTTTCTTCTTTGTATATGTTTAAACCTTCAAAAATAATATCTAATTTATTTCTTTTTATTTCTGTGTCGGCTCGTTCATACTCGTCATAGTATTCAAGTGGTTCTAACATTAACGCCCTGGCTTTGTGTATTAATTGTAAATATGGATTATCATATCTTAACGTTCCATCATGGTCTTGATCTTGATTGTAACCACCTTCTATTTCAATATCTAAATCATTTCCTAATTCCTGATAATGCTTTGGTTGCATTACCCTAGATTTATCTAATCCCATTTGAGTAAAACAAAACGAATGAAGCGTTTGAAAAAAAGGAAATCTATTAATAGGTTTGTTAACTTTACTGGCTGCTCTTTCTTTTCCGTTTATTGCTGCGTTTTTACTGAAAGTAAAATATCCTATCTTTTCTGGCTCTACACCAAACCTTAAAAATATTTCTATTGTTTTTAAAAGTCTTTCAGTCTTTCCTGTTCCAGGTGGTCCGTACGTTATTCTTCTCATTAATAATTATCTTTTCTTCTTTTTTGTTTGTGCGTCTCAGTCCATTTGTCAAATCTAGTTATCACAAAAACAGATAGTTTATGTTTACCGACCCTTTTAGTTGTGCAATTAAAATCATCTTTTAACATTTGTGATGTTCTTTGATAAGGTATCTTCCAATGTTTTCTAGATAAATAATTGTGAAAAAAATTATCAAATGCAAAATAGTGATGACCTTCTTTAGTATATGTTCCACCATTTTTTAAATCTTCAAAATCATCTTTTTGAACTCTGTTGACGCAATAATCTTCAAGATAGTTTCGTAATATATCTTTTGTGCCTGTGCCCTCAGCAGGTTCTGTAATCTCTGCATTTGTCAATAGTATGTTTGTAAGTTTTTTCCAGTCGTTTGTTTTTAGTGTTGGTGGATTTAATCGTAATTGTTTTACACACTCTTCTTGAAATAAACTTTGGTTTGTTAAATGTTTTGCAGAATCAAGATATAATCTATCTCCATCTACATTCATGTAATAATAAGGCTCTTCTAATGCTACAACTTGTAAGTCGGTAAGATTTGGAAATGTAATTTCTTGTCCTATGCCGAACTTTCTAGTCTTACATAATTTTTTATCACACAAACTACACATAGGTTGATCATTACATTTATATCCCCAATCTTTTTTTTCGTGTTGTTT